TGATGGTTAGGACATAGGGCCAGACAGTTCTCAGGAAGGTCATCCGCGCCATGTTTTAGGGCGTGGATATGCGCCACATCATAGTCGGAGTAATCACAACCAACTACAGAGCATGAGTCGTATACACTTCTGATATAAGAAACAACTTTTGAATCACGGTTCCTTTTGGTCTGTTCCTTTTGGGTTGAGTAAGTAATTTTGTCATCAAACTTGAATCGTTTGGTTTCAGATACCACCTTGCCATTAATCTTCCACTCAACATTCCCCGCTCTTGCCCTAATCCCAGCCCTATCACCTTTGGATAGATTGTAATATTCCTTTTGCCCCCCTGCTAAATTATACCATATTTTCCTTTTGGGATTGTTTCTCTTGTGTTGGTCGAAATTGTGTACCTTTGTGCATATTTTACACTGATCCCCTATACCATCTTTAGATGCGCTAGATTTATAAAACTCACTTATAGGCACGCCATCTGGATATGTATCGGCACAATAAAGTACACCCTTAAATCCATTACATCTTTTAAATTCCATTTTAGTGAACACCCTTTAACCCCACTACATTCTCACCATCACCCTCTGTTAGCATCCTCTTGAACGCTCTCCACATAAACTCATGGCTGGCATATTGAGATTGCAGAGCGCAACCCTCAATCAGTTGCCCCATCTCCTTTAGATCAAACAGTTCATGCTCTATACCGTCAGTCATTAACTCCAGAGCAGAGTCAAAATGAAACACAACCATTGCTGGTATGCTCATCTTAACTCCTTCATCCTGCGGAACAGTTTTAAAGCCGCCAGATAAGCCTCAAAATTCTCCTCTATGGCCGTTGATCTGACCGCCTCAAACCTACCTGTTGCCTTGTCGCACCTAAGTATGTAGGTAGCATCCACCGGAATCCCATGTATATCTTCCACCGCTTTTGCATACGCCGCAACCTGTAGATGATATTCCGGGTAAACCGCTTTACTCGTTTTCCAATCAATAACACAATATTCTCCATTAATAATAGCCCTCGCATCCACAGTTCCAGCATACTTATACTTCCTGTGGTACAGTTTCTCCTCTGATGATTTCCACTCCACTACGTTCTGCCCAACCCAATCCTTGAAAGCATGGATAGCATTAACCGCCTCTTCCTGTTGGGGCATCTTAGGTATCTCACCATCCCCTAACTTCCAGTTGATAGCACCCTCCACCCATTCATGGGTGATGGTTCCTATGTTCAGGGCATCGTGAGATTTGCTACGGTAGGCAGACTTCATCCCTTTGATAAGGGGATCAATCGCCATGCGGGATTTGTAAACTTTAGTTTTTTTAGAGGAGGATTCCTCGTCAAAGAAAAAGTTTTTTTCCAGCCATGTCGCGCCTACCTTTAAGGCCCACGGAACAAGAGCGGGTTTTGAAATGATATCCAATACCTTAGTGGCACTGGGGATTATTTCCTCCCCTACCCTGTAAGAGTGGAGTTTACTGTCGAATAACATTTCGACAGTATCCCCATCATGGTACTCTAGTTTCAAAACGGCACTTCAGTGGACGTTGATCTACTAGCCGATTTACCTGCGCCGTTATACGGCTCCTCAATGCGTCCAGAATATCTCAGTTTACCTGAGTTCTTTTCCCATACGGATACCCGCATCTTCTGCCCGTTTACTAGGGCGTAGCCAGTTAAGTCAGGGCGATTCTCATTCCCTTCCTTATCATTTTCAAACAACGACAGATCACCTTCTTTAGTTTCATAATCACTCATATAGTTCTCCTATAGTATTTTGTGTTCCAAACGCCTGTTGGCTTGTTCGGTTCGCCAAACTTCAATATGAAGTTCGGCCACCTTCAGTTCCCAACGTAGACGCTCCTCTCTTTCGATTGCTACCGCGATACCGTCTATTGACTTAGTAACTTCCGGTTGCATCGAAACCCAATTCTCCTTGTCTGCTACAGTTTTTCCAACAGCCTTACTGTACAACAAGGAACGCTGAGTCTTTTTAAACTCCGTCAACTGATACGTTTCGGCCTTGGCCTGTGCGTAACTAGGAGCCACATATTCTATCTGTTTGAGGTATCCCTCTACTTCACTGTTCATAACTCTATTATACCATCTTTAAATGCTTTGTCAAGCGTTTTTAAAATAAATTCTGCTTGCCAGTTTTTCAGATCACCACTATCGTGCATCTCAATATGACACTTGAAACACAATGGCATCGTAAGCCAGTCATCCGCTTTGTACCCCATCCCTCCAGAAAGGGGCGCGTGTCTACCTTTAAGGTGGTGCGGGACGATAGTATCGTCCTCTATCTTGCAGTTCATGCAGGGAAGAGATGCAACCCACTGAAGGTACGGCTTGCTTTTAATCCGCAATGTTACTCTCACTCCTAGCGGGTAGTTCGTCTATAAGTATTTTAGCATATTCTATTATCTTGCATAAGTCTGAATAGGGTTCGCCTTTCTTATCCCACCGACTAGCATACTTCACAATGTTACCAGAGCAGAAGTCCAGTTTGTTCGCCATGATATACTCAATGGGCTGAATCTTCATCTTGTAGTGTGAGGGTTTCATGTTTGATCACCTATATCGTTGTCAATAGGACAGTAACCTCGCCACACTCTTTCTCCATGTTTGTTGTACACCTTTAATGTGTCACGGTCTATATTTTTATATCCGTTATTTTCAGACCAATCAAACTCACAGGTATCACCTTTGTAAACATACTGCCTCCATCCTTGAGCAATAAAGGAATATACTTCTCCATCTACATATAATTTGTGGCTATGAAAAGAACTGTCTTTAGTATGTTTTCCCATATTCCACCTACCGGGTTTATAAATTCTATGGGTAATATACTCTTCTATACTTGCATTTTCAAATCTCATATCCCGCACACCCCGCTTAGGCATTGCTCCTCACTGTTATCCTCATAGACCACCCCACGCTTACTGTGAGCCTCCTCATAAGGCACTGAGGTAATGGGCTGACCGCCCCTAGAGCCATCAGGGTACACCGTCAAACCGCGCAGACCGGGGGCGTAGTCGCTTATAATCTTAGCGAACTTCTGCACCTGATCCTCGTTGTTCAACTCAGAACCCCAAGCGGGTATGTTTAACGTGGAACTAATCCCGTGATCTACATACTTCTGTAGACTGTGTTGGAATTTGATCCTACGCTCAGGGTCTGATGACAGGTCAACCGCAGATTCAATCTTCTCTGGTTTTATTCCTGAGTCGATGAGTCCTTGGGCCGTACCGTCAACGACAAACTGATGTTTCCATCTGGTTCCATCCGCAAGGTAGCGTCTGCGGTATGCCACGGCGTAGATTGGTTCCACGCCAGTGGTTGTTCCCGCGAGAATGCCAATTGTCCCTGTCGGAGCGATTGCTCTGTAGCCTTTAGGACGGTTGAGAAAAAGTCTGTCGCAATGTGCGTCAGCGGATCGTTTGCTTTCTCGTTCATATTCTTTCATCCATAGTTTAAGTTCATCTACCATCTCGTACTTATAGCCACGCTTTAATAACCATTCATGCATACCCATAAGCCCAAGCCCAATACGACTGTTCTTCTGCCTTACTTCCGCAACCTTTTCATAAGGTAGTTGCGCTCTGATAAGGCCACATACCAAGAACTTACTCGCAAGGCCAACGACCTCGCGGAATTCTTCAATAGAATCAATGTTTGCAAGATTGACAGAACCAAGATTACATACATCACTGTCATCCTCACTTGTAATTTCAGTACAAGCATTTCGTAACGTTTCATTTTGTTTTTCCCCGAAATTAAAACTGAACCCCGGCTCTCCTGTCATCATAGCCTGTTTAACATTCTTTAAGAATATCGGATCGCTAGCCCTACCTGATGAGTGTAGCCACGCATCATCGTAGTTCAGGCTGATGTTCATTTGATCTAAGGGTGCTTTGTAATTGAAGTCTGCCATTTTGGCATCTGCCACTGTAAACGGAGAACCATCGGCCTTAAATGCTCCGGGTATAATCATGTCATGCCAGTTCTTAGAGATCAATAGGTGTGATGCGTCCTCATGTTGCCAGTTCATACTACCATACAGGGCTGATCGCCTTGACCCTCCCTGCATTACATTCCTACCAACCTCATTTAGAATATCAAGTAGGGGCAATGGCCCGGACGCAACTCCACCAGTACGCCTCAATTGCCTGCCTGATGGTCTTGCGATGGATACATCCACTCCAATACCACCACCCGTCATTAAACATGATTCGGCTTTCGCTGTAACATCGGGCCATGCCTCTCTTGTATCCTCTTCCAGCCTCAGAAGATAGCAATTATTATAGAACCTCGCCTCTCTACCTGCATACCAGAGATAGCGACCACCGGGCATAAACTTAAAGTCAGAGATATGCTGAACCAACTGATCCTGATCAGTCTTTAGCATAAGGTTGTTCTTCTTACCATCGTATGTCCCACATACATTGTTTACTACGGTATGTGCCTTATCTTCCCAAGATTCATAGGGATTACTGGCATACTTCTGCTTAAAAATAGTTCTGCCTAGTTCGGTTCTAAATTCCACGGTATCGGTATGCTCCTGTTATGCCCTTTGAATAATCCCATTCATCTCCAACCTTGGGCATGGCGGCAATCTCTTTAATACGCTCGTATTCCCATGCCGCATCACGCGCATCAGTAAATGTACGGTGCATCGTATCATTTAACTCTTGATGTTCATTGAAGTATGCAACAGTGCGATCAGCAAGTGCTGTTTTGGCTTGTGCCACTGCATCATCGTCATGGAATTTCTCAGCCTTGTTTTTCAAGCGCGTTTTCATACTCTTTTCTCCATTTGTCAATGTCTTTCTTGTTT